GATATAGTTCCGTTAACACCATCTACTAGTATTGTGCTGTTATCTGCATATACACTGCCTGTGACATCACCGTCCAGCTTTCCAAAGAATGTGTTAGTCTGAGCATTGAAAGCTATGGAACTATCATCTGCAAATATACTTCCTACTATATCATTTTTTACAGCTACAGTTGATACAATAGGTTTATTAAATACAAACTCGCCATCTGCGTTTACAGTTATCGTGCTTCCATTACCTATGTCTATAAAATCTTTTACAAATACTGTACCCCATCTTTGCGGTGTTGTTCCTAGGTCGTTTGCTCCACTTACACTTGGTGCTAAATTTACACCTAGGTTACTAGGATCAGTGCCTATGTCTCTAGCATAAAGTTCATCAAAGTTGTCGTTGATTTTATCAAACGCTGTGCGTAAAGGATCACCGTCTCCTGAGTTAAGACTGGTTCCTAAATTTACAGTTTGCTTAGCCATTACACTCTCCCTACCACTACTTCAATGACACCTTTACCATCCGTGTCTTTATCTTCTAGTGCTTTACCTATTACTGTTCCTGTTGCCGCAAGTGGATTAACTATAGCATAACCTTCTATTGCACTTGTTACAAGTAGATCACCTTTCTTAACTTTTCCAAGCACTTTAGTTGGTGTCCTACCTGTCAATGCTACTCCAACAACATTCTCTCCTTTTAGTTGACTGTTCATTAAGTGTGCAGGATTTGTTGTAACAACACCTGCTACTCTAGTGTCACCCTTAGAATCAGTAGTTGTAACTTCTGCATCTCCACCAAATACTAATACTGTACCTGGTTCGTATTTTTGATCACCTAAATAGTTTTCTGCTAAGTCAGCATATCTTGCACTTGTTGATTCACCATATAATACTCTCCAAGATGCACTGCTAGAACCTAAGTCTCTTGTAGTACCACTTGGAATAATATGACTATCTACTAGACCATTAAATGTAACTGTATCAGTGTTAGCATCACCTAAGTCAACGTTACCATTTGCTTTCAATGTATTGGTTATTACAAAGTCACTGTTGTTAACATAAGCACGTTCTGATCCACCTGTTGCGAATGTAATTACATTGGTTCCGCTGTTACTAAATCCTGGATCAGAACCTAGTCCAATAGCCGCACCACCTCCTGGCTTACCAGTTGTAATGGTACCATGTGATTCTATCATATTTGCATATATATACTCTGCTGCTAAAAATGGTTTATCATTTAAGCCGGTAGCACCATTCTGTAAATCTGATTCGGTTGTTATTCCTGTGCTGCCATTATCAACACTTGTAGGTAGTTCTAATACTATGGTTTGATCTGCAGCTCCGCTTGCACCATCTGATTGTAAAACAATTTTACCTCCTGGAGTTTTCATTCGCACCGATGAACCTGAAGTATCCATTACTATATTTGTTTCTGTACCACCCAGTATTAGTGCGTTTGCCATAATATTACCAGAGTCATTACGTTTTGCTATGCTGTTTCCTGTACTAGTATAACTTATAATACTATGGGCGTATGTGCCTGAAGTGCCTGGGGTGCCAGTAGCAATAAGCACAGCACCTGGATCGTTTCTTGGATTTCCATATGCAAGCTCATTTGCAATATCACCATCGGTTATGCCGCCACCATTAGCTACTACATCAGCCATAGTAGTTGCTGACGCATCACCTGTGCCGCTATTGGTTCTAGCGAATACTTCATTTTGTGCTAATGTTGGTAAGTCAGCAAAGTCTACATTATTTGTTGCTAGGGTCACCCATCCATTAGTGACACTAAAGTCGTCACTGTCAAAACGTGCTAATCCTAATACACTTTGATCTGGACTGCCTGGAGCACTTGCAGAAGTGTCTGCAATTCTCATTGCTAATTTACTTTGTTGTATCGCCGCGGCAGAATTTACATCAGCATTTACAATAGTATCTGGATTTATCTGAATGTCGTAACTAGCTTTACCAGCTGGTCTTGTAACATTTACAGTTGCATCACTACCAGCCGCTTCACTAGCGTTTGCTATTTCATCTGTAGTTTCGGGTGAAGCCTCCTCTATGGTAGCTACTGCTGTACCATTTGTAATTGTATCAGTACCTGTGTTAATTGTTCCTAGTGTTGGTGTGTAAACAATTTTACGTTGTGGACCTAATATTTCATCAGTCACTGAACTTATATCTACCACTATTCCTGTTGCACTACTTGCAGTTCCAGTAATAGTATCTCCGTTAGCTATCAATCCGCCTGTTTCTGGATTTGTAAAAATAACTTTTTTGCCTGTAAATACTAAAAGATCTTTTTCTGCTGGAGTGTTTATTTCTACATCACGCAGTAATTCTAATTCAGCAAAAGCAGCAGTATTATCGTCTACATAATTTTTTGTAGCCGCATCATTACCTGATGTTGGGTTAGCCATGTTTTCTACTTTGTTACCACCAACATCTAAATTCCCTTCCATATTTGTATCACCGTTAAGTGCAAGGAAGCCTGGGCCTATTCTGTTACCAGATGAATCAATTTGAGAACCAGCTGTGCTGTAACCTAGTCGTCTGCTGATATAACTAGCTACTGCTTTTTCTGTGGGCACTGCTTGTCCTGATTCGTCAGCAAATGAATCATCAGCACTAAATTCATTAATAGTTACACCACGTTTAAATCCTAAGCTATTTGCATTAGAAAGACCAATTTCGCCTGCAAAAGTAATATCACCAGTAGCTTGATCAACACTAAAAAACTTACCAACTCTAAAGAAACCATTTTGGTCAGTACTTACAAAGAATACTCTACCCTTCTTTCTTTCCCATACTTGAGAAGATGTTGCTGTTTCAGAATCAGTATAAAAACCTGCAAGGCTGTTTTCTGGATCACCTAAAATAACGTTAGGATAGTTTGAATCGTTAAATGATCCTGTACCTATCTGTGTAAAGTCATGCCCTGTTGCTCTTAGTAATGATATAGCAATAGTAATTTCACCTTTGCCGCCTGCAGATAATCCACAATCTAAATTCTTTTCAAAATTTAATGGTGCTTCTAAACCTGTTTGGTTACCACTTCTAATTCTTGTTCCTGGAACGTCTTCGAATCTTATGTAATTAACAGTGCTATCACTTCCTAATTCGATAATCCTATGTAGTTTACCTTCATGTGCAAACACCATACCATGTGTATACCCAGCATCTCCTGGTTGTCTACCTTCTGAATCTCTTGTCAAACGTGCTGAATCTCTTGCAGATGTTATTTCTTGAATAGCTAAATATTCATCTCCAATCGCCCCACCCATAGTACCTGAACCTGTTGGTGCAAAATTTGTTACATTTGTAGTATCAACAGCTACTTTTATAAAAGCAAATCCTACTTCAAATGTAGACATTATTTCATCTGCGGCTAATGAAGTGCTAAATGCATCTGTTGCTGTAAATGCCACACTTCTATATGTTGCATAGTCACTTTCATCGAAGTTTATAGCTGTGCTAGGACGAGTCACAAGTTGTGTTGGATTTTGAACACCATCTAGTATATGGTTAAATTCGTTCCTATATTCTAAGAAATCACCATCAGGTATAGCTTCTTGTACGGCACTAAAGAAGTTTTCTTTAGATACATCATCTGCGACAATATCAAGTTTATAGATATCATGTCTAACATCTGTTGCTCCACTTGCTCCAAACACATCACCTGGATAAATTGTATCTACATCTAGTGTTACATTTCCTGTACCGCCACCTATCAGTGCGGCCGCTATCGTAAGACCTGTATCTGTTGAGTTGTATCCTAATCCGCAATTTGTAATATCAGCAGAAAGATTTCCAACACTGACTGTACCGTTTGAGTTCCTTGTTATGTTTATTCTAAGTCCAGAACCTGTTCCGCCAGTTACAGGAATATCCTGATATGTAACATTTGAACTAGTTGCAGAAAGCCCTACCGATTGTACATTAGTAATTGCTTTTACACCTCTAATTCTTATATCTCCGTTAGCTCTTACACCTTTAACTCCGTCATTATCTGAGTCTGAAAGATTGGACACACTACTAATTTTATAGTCTAAATTAACTAGACTTCCGCCTATAGTTTGCCTTATCGTAATTAAACTACTTGCTGTTGGTGGCTTATCTAGATTGTATACATGGATACTAGTATCATCTACTTGGTTAAAACTTGTGCCATCGGAAAATGCTTTGGCAGGTTGTACCATATCGTCACGCAATGTAATTCTATCAGGGATTTCATTTGGATCAGCACCTTCTGCAACAAGACCAAAATTACCATAACCATTAGAACAGTTTAATCCTCTAATTTCAGAACCATTGTTGGCGTACATAGCTGTATGACAGTAGTAAGTAAAGGTTGAAACTTGCTCTGAAAATGCCGCATTGTTTACCACTAGTCCATAACCTAAGTCGTTGATTTGTGTAAAGTCGTTAGCAAGCATACTTCTATTACCGCCTGATTGGATAAAAATATCTCTTACCACTTGTCCAGGATTAGTATCAAACTGTGATTCGTCATATCCTGTATTATTATTTGATGTTGGATCTAAATAAATTATAGCTGTACCTAATGCACTATCATAATCTGACACAGCATTAATTTGGAAACGTCTGCCATCTACATAAAAAGGAGCAGGCAGATCAGGAAGTCTTAGTTTTAAACCTTGCTTCTGTCCATCTACATCTTCACTACGCACTGTTAGCTTATAATTATTTTGTTTGCTTATAATACGTGCAGGCAGGTTACCAACATAAGCATCTACATACATTCCTCCAGAAAATGTTTTTTCATCTAAACTTCTAGAAAAACTTGAAGCTGTTTGAATGTAAGGAGACTTTGTTAAGATTTGTCCTTCTGGATCAAGCACACACATAAATCCACCATGACCTTGTACAGTGACATTACGAATAATAGTTGCATCACTCATTAAAAATACATCCATTTCTTCATTACGCTGTGGTGGATTGTAGTTTACATTGAAAGCAAATTCTATTAGATCTATCATTGCACCTACAATAGACACTGTCCCTGTTTCACCACTACCTAGGCTTACATCAGGCTTTTCAATTGCTAACACTGCATCGCTTCCTGCTGTGTATTCATTTATTGTTACAGCGTTAGTTAATGCACTTACAAATGTATGACTATATTGCTGTCCTGCGGGTGAAGCTCCTACGTTTACTGTAATTGATGTTGGTGTAGTTGCTTGAATTTGTAATTTTGTTTCATATGCTGGATCTGAGTTTGGTGAGCTAGTTACAGAAACTTTTCTTGGATAGGCATGATTAGTAGCATTGCCATCTTGAGAGCAAGTAAATGTAATACCATTTTCAATTATTTCTATACTGTTAGATGTAGTTAAGTTATGACTGCCTATTGTAATTTCCATATCGCCTGTTGAAGCATTATATGTAGCACCTGTAGGAGTGAATGCCGCAGTTTGGACAGTGTATGTAGGAGCAACTCCTACTAATAATTGTGCAGATAATGCGGCAATATTACCTATAGCTGCTTCTGTTGGTGTAATCTGTGAACTATCATCTCCTAGTGCAGAATATGGATCAAAGTATTCACCTTGTGCTTCAAGCACGTTTTCCATGCCTCCTGCTCTTAGGTCTTTAATAATTGCATCAATAATCAATCCAGTATCTCTACGACACTTTGTTTCTTTTAATGCTAATAGTGGAAATCTATCTCTAACAAATTTAATAGTTTCTTCAATGATATAATCTTTATTTTTAACCATTATCGATGCGGCAGTGTTAAAATTACCTGCATTAGTTCGGCTAATTGCACCAGCGTTGTCTATGTCAATTGGAAATTTAGAATTTTTCAAATAGTGATAACCAAAAAATCCTTGTAGCTTATTTGATTGGTTGAAGAAAGGTACACCATCTGTAGCTAGAGTTAATCCGTCAAATTCTTTATCACGGAAAAAATATGTTTGTGCATATTTAGATTGGGATATACGATCTTTAGGACGGATAATTACTCTTCTAAATTCGTCACCTTTCAACGAAACATTGTTAGAAAGTCTGATAGGATAATCTTCTTCATATTGTCCTGACTCTACACGTATTGTGATCTGTTTGCGTTTTACAAAGTTACCATACTCAAGAGGTTCACCTACTTCAAAATCTTTTGGAAACTGTAAATTTCCAAAGAAGGTTGTTGTTCCTGTTGCATTTTCAAATTCTGTAATTTGCATTAATGCCCCAGAACGTTTACCTCTGATGATTTTTCCTGGAAGTGTATCAGTGTTATTAGGGTCACTTTGATCTAATGAAGTGTTTGTACCGTTATTGACCTGTATTTGGTATCTACTACCAAACGCAACATCTGCGCCAGCATCAATCCCATTTTGTATAATATTAGTAACTAGATTAAACAATGCAGTAATACTAGTTACTGCTGAAGTACTTGCATCACCGCCTTGAGCACTGTCTTCACTTTGAGGAGCAAAAAACTGATCTTCTTCTGTTTGCCAACGTAACCCCAGCTGATTCTTCAAAGGATCTGCACTAGTTGCAAAGCTGGTAAATGTAGAGTTATCAAAAGGTATAGTGCAAGCACTATCTGTAAATATTTCAAATGTTTGATCTGTTATGACTTTGACATATGCTTTTACATTTTCTATTTCTGTCATACCAACAATTTTATCAAACACAACAATTTGTTTGTCTAGCAATCCATGATTAGTTGTAGTTGTAACAAGTGCAGGTGTATCCCCTGATTTTTTTGTTATAGCACCTATTGTTTTTGCTTGAAAGTTTTCATTTTGCAAAACTGCAATAGCAATATCTCGAGCCTTATTAATACTTGCTACAGTTTCTGTGATTTGGGCTGTAATTGCTATACGCCCACTAATACTTGAATAGTAGTTTTGAGCGGCTAACTTTGTTAAGAAGTTTGCTGTTAAACCTCTGTTTATGTCTAATGCAATACTATCTAAGATTAGACCAAGATCTAATTCACATCTTGCTATATCATATACAAAATCAGGATATGTATAAGCTAGGAATCCTGTTATCTCTTTTTGTAAGAACAGTCTATTTTGATCAAGTAAGAAACGTGCTTGTTCTTCTTGAGGCACTTCTACATCTGCTTGTGTTACATCTGCCTCAACAGTTTCGTCATAAGTCATAGTCTGCATATATGGTCCTGGTTCAGGACGAGAAGTTCTTATCATGTCCTCTGCACGTTGGGCTGCGGCATTGATTGTTTTAAATGCATATGTAAAAGATGATCCTTCTTTACCGGAAGGAACTCCTGCCATAGAATCATCACCTTTGGTGCTTACAAAAAGTACTTCAGGTGAACTATATGCTGTGTTATCAACATAAAATTTTGTTGCTGCTTGTAGATCCTCTGCACCGTTTGGTGTTCCACTACCTGCTAAGTCTCCTGGATGATCATGTAAAAACAAAGCACCTTCCATTGTGTCACCTTGACGTCTAGTAACACCATCTCTTGGAACAGCAACATCTGATAAAAAATTACCTGTTAGTGTTGGATCAAAACCTGCATCAGTTATTGTGTGTGTATCATCATTAGCAATAGTTCCACTTACAACAATTTTTTGTGATTCTGCTGTTGTATCGTTTTCCTGCGATGCATCGTTTTGGTTTGCAAACAATGATAATTTTGTAGCAGTTTTAAATCTAATATAGTAAGTAGTGCCACTTACTAGGTTAGTTGGATCTGTATCTTCTGCTTCAAATCTATATCCAGTTCCGTTAATACCACTATCAAACCCATGCGGAGATGCAAATTCTAAATCACCTAAATCATAACGTAGGATTGTTAACTTAAATGCATCACGATTGGCTGGTTCACCTGCAACACGAATAGGCAATCCTGCACCGATATAACGTCTGTCAGCATAGCCTCTTGTAATAACTAAATCATCTATAGTATAGCTTGTATCACCATCATGGTCGTTATTTAAAAATTCTGCAGCCTGATCACTTACAGATACACCTGCAATACCTTTTCCTGCAGCATTTAGTCCTCCACCTAAACTAGGAGACAAGTCATCTGATAATTGTGTAAATGCTGTTGAAATAACCAGTTTGCCTGGAACATTAAAATCAAAAGTAATTGTGTCAGCTTTTGTATTATCTAATGCACTGTTACTAGCAAGTATATTTTGCACCACAGCAGTACCAGCTGTGTTAGTCATTATCACTCTATTTTCAGATAATGTATCAGGTGTATCAGATAGTGTTGTAAAGTTTATTTGTCCGCCTACACCGAAAACAGCATATAGTTCTGTAAAGTTTTCATTTACTTTACGAAAGGACTCACGTATACTATCACCGGTAGCGTCATTACCTTCGGTACCGATATTTACTTCTTGTTTTGCCATATTTTACTCCAAATAGGTAAGGAAAACCTTTGTTAAACATATTTATCCTTTCATTTTATAATCCGAATGTAAATACAGTATGTATTTGAATGAATATAAAACTAAACGATTATTTTCTCGCACGAGTAAAAAAGGAATTGAACACAATTACTTTAGGTATGTTACTGTCGTGTCTCTTAAATGTGATAATTGTGACACAGAGTTTGTGCGTGAAAGAGGAAAAATGGACTATAAAAGATTAAACAATAATTACTTTCACGTATGTGCAGATTGTGATGGTAAAAGATTTGCCCAGAAAAAAGGTGTTGAACGAAAACAAATTTGGAATATGAGTGCTAGTAGTGATATACCTATAGGAAAACTTTAAACAGCAAAACTTTCACCGCACCCGCAGGAAGCAGTTGCGTTTGGATTTTTGACAGCTAGATAACTACCACCTAATTCTGTAACATAGTCTATTGTACAACCGAAAACAAACATTTCAGCCATAGGATCTAAGTATAGGTTTGCTACAGTAGCTTCTTTATCAGTTGTCCCCCATTCATATTGAAATCCAGAACAACCTCCACCTTTTACTGATAAGGATACATTAGGGTCACCTACTTTTGCAAGATATTCTCTAGCACTTTCTGTAAGCTGAATTACCCCTTTTGCCATATTGTCCATGCTCCGTAAGCAATGGCTAATCCTGCAGCAATTTTAGCAATAGGTGCTAAAAACAAAACCATTAAGCCTAGTATAATTAGTGCAGCACCATCCCAAGTTGTGCGTTCTTTCATTCTTGCATCAAGCCACTTTTTCAACATTATTTTCTCCTTCATAATATTTATACAGGTTTATACTAGCTAGGTTTTTTGCCTTGCTTTCTACCATAATATCAGCCGTGTCTCCAAAAGACAAAGCCCAATCGTTAACAGCCCAATTCCACATAAAGTCACTATGAGCACGTAATTTTTGTTTTTTGTATCCTTGTTCAATTAAATTCTCCATATTAGGCAATACAAAAGGATTATGATCTATCAGTATATCTTCACGTGATACACTGTAATGTATTACAGGGCGTACACCACGCCAGCTGTCTATCAAGCGTAAATATCTATCGTCGGATGGAAGAATATATTCACCTTCACGGACCCAGTGGTGGTGTATGTCGAGTACGAGGGCACATGTGTCGACCAACTCGAGACTTGCTTCGATACCCCATTTGTTTTCATCGTTTTCAATCGTAATTGTGTTTCTCGCTTCCGGAGATAATCTTGTGTCAACTGCGTGTTTGATACCGGCTGGACCTTGCCTGCCGGATATATGGACGTTACATTTGAAGTCTTGGAACGATTGGCCATAGCCCATCCATCGGATGCAATCAACATGATATTCAAACTCCTCTATAGATCTTTCAACAATGTCAGGATTGTCAGAAGCAAGAACGGTAAACTGCCCAGGATGCATAGAAAGCCTAACGTCAAGCTCCCTTGCTCTTGCACCGATCGGTGCAAAATGTTTTTCGCAATATGCTCTAACATCAGGCTTACGCCAGTAATAAGACCACGTAGGCTCAGTATAAACAGGAAGAACATCACTGCCAAGCCTAACCATTCTAAGTTCATTAGGTAAACTCCCTACATATTCTATTAGGTTACCATAGGATTTAATATTGTGTTCCATGATATCCCATAAGCGTTGTTCAGCAACTTCTCTAGTTTGTCTATTCAACCACTGAACTGTTGTGCTTCGTGTATTTAGTGGACGTTGTATTTCTTCTAATAATTTTTTCTTTTGTGTTTGATCTTGATGCATATACTTGCATGCAAATCCTATACGCCTAACCATTAATAATACCTTTTATCTTCCACGGTGTAAAACAAACACTTCCTAAACTAATATGATCCGCACCAGCATTTAGATATGCATCTGCATCTTGTTTTGTAAACACTCCACCGCCTGCAATAATTTTTACATGGGTGTGTTTGTTTTTTATATAGTCAATTATTTTCATAGTGTACGGTCTAATAATTTTACCTGATAACCCACCTTTAGCACTGGGCACAGTATTACTTGCATGAATATAAGTATAACCCATATCGACTAATTTGTCAACCATATTATTATCTGCAATAGGTGGTATTTTTACTATTGTATATTCTCCACGCATGTGATTAGGAAAAGAATTAAATTTAGGCCAATCCATTGTGTCATTACAAGCATCTATATTAGGGCAACTAACATTAAGTTCTATGTTTCTTTCAGGACCAATAGCCATAAGTATTTTTTCCCAATCACTAGGTTCTATTGCCGCAACACTTAATATTTCATTATATGATGTTTTGAACATACCATCAAACAAACCAGGATTACGTAACCCTAATTGATTACGCCATCCCCATCCTGCTTCCGTCTTGACATATCTTAAAGTTTTGACGATTTGTTTTAAGCGTCCAGGTCTTGGATTTACTGTAAATGTTCCTTTTACACTTATAGCATTTTTAAATTTTAAATAATTTCCAAATGGTGCTGCAATAAAATATTTCATATTAACTCATGCCAATTTTTAACCACCCAAGGATCTTGACATCTGTGCGGATTCGGATCTCCATGAAACACACAAATACAACATTCTGGTGGAGGTGTTACACTTTCTATCTGTTCTAATATTCTGTTACCTCTTGTGCCACCTGGTTTAAAATTTTTTGTTCTTCTTATTTCCCATTTCCAACTTCTTATCCACTCATCTGGAAAGTAAGTCGCAACATGCTTTCCTTGTTCCCAGATCCAATCTTGATCCCCATGGAATCTACGCATATTAGCCATAGCGTTACTAATAAAATTAGTATATATAAATTCGTGATCTCCAGCTTCCCATCTCATTACACTACTGTTAAATTTTTCCCATTGTGGACGCATCGCCCTAGTAAAGTCTCTGCAAATTAACCATTGCCCTGGTTTATGACTGAAAATCCTATCAAAGTTATCAGCAATGACTACATCTAAGTCCAAATATAATATAGTGCCTGTTAGTTCTAACTCGCTACTAAATAGCCAAGGTTTATACCACCATCCCGACATAGCACTTTTTGGTAACTTAATTACGTCTATTCCGGGCAATAAATTTTGAGGATCTTCTGTCGCACAGAAAAATTTAAAATCTAAAGAGCAATGCTTCTTACAAGCCGAAAATAATTTGTTAACGTAACTGCTATCATACTTGGCGCCGTGTTTTAAGCATAAAATGTTTATCTGATGTGCATCAGGATTTAATTTTAATTTACGTGCATGTGCTTTTGCAATTTTACGTTGTTGTTTTTCTCTCTTTAGTTTTCTATATTCTTCTTTGGTATATAGGCTTTTATCAATCTTCATCTGCAAATTTTGTCTTTTGCCATGTAAAGGGTGTATATATTGCACTGTTTGCACCATGCTCACTACACTCTGCACTTTCACACCAGCAACGATTATCAGTTTGTTCACGTACAAGTTTGTCTGCAAACCTCCATGCATGTTCAGCAAACTTTTCTGCACCTACACCATCAAGTACTGTGATTTGACATAGTTGTTTTGTTTCAAGTATTCTGAAATCATTTAAATGTGGATCATTTTCATCAATCACTGTTTTGTGATCAAATGTATCTTCTAGCCATTTTTTTAATGGCTTTAGTCCTCCAAAGTCGACTGCCCAATTCTTATTATCAAGATCACTACAACCAAATGTAAATTTAAATGCTAAACTATATCCATGTAAATATTTACAATGCGAATGATCTGCATGCGGCTGTCTAAACACTGCTGATAGTCCTATGTTGTGTCCGTAAGTTTTTGTACTGTAATATGCCATATCTTCTCCTAATACTACTAATTAGTATACTATAAACTGGTTATGTTGTCAACTGAAACATTAGGATATTTCCATGCTTTTGGTAATTTCCAATTCGATGTATTATAAATTTTATATTTCTTTTTTGGAAAGCATTCAAAAACTTTGCCTATTTGATGGATCCAATATCTTGGATCAATAGCATCTTTATCACTTTCATCATAATTGTCTGTATCTTTATATACATTATTAATTTTCTTAGTTTCACTATATAAGTCAAAACCTATTAGATTAATTTTTTTACTCTGTAATGATGCTTGTAATACAGCATATGGACCACTTCCCCATTGAAAAGGTTCGTCAACTCTTTCAGTGCCTTTATACGGTAAATCTGGCACTGCAAGCACATCTGTGCTTTTAAATCTATCTATCCAATCTTTCCTTGTTAGTATTTTATTTGGAAAATTATTTTCAATAGCTTCTGTAACCATACGTCTATCTACACATACTAAACAATCTACCAAGTAGTCCCTTTGTATAGCATTACAACCAACCTTAATACCATTTAGGTTGTTTATATCTATTTGAGTTCTACTCTCTCCGTTTCCGATCGCCCATGTCATTTTTTAAGGATTTCAGTTCTTCTTTTACTTCGTCGAATTTTACTTTTGTACTTAGCATCATCCTTACTACTCGCAGTATTTTTGTTAACGCCCACCACCACCATGCAACGCTAACAAGCACCCAGATAACAATTACTGTAAAAGCATAAACTGTAAGCCATGTGTCGGCAAAGATTGCTGTAACTAACATTCCTGCCATTGCAACAAAAGGAGCAGTGCGTCCTGCTATTGCCCAGGCTGAAACTTCTTTTTCTGTCTTATTTACAAAATTCTTTTCTTCGGACATCGATCACCGAGAAATTTGTCCGAATTCATTCCACTCACCTGGTGAGCCGCTTCGCACACATATCCAACCTACGTAGCCACTGGGTTGTGGATTTGAGTTGTATATTATATCACCCTTGATATAATTTCCTGATGTTGGTTTATTGTCTAACCATTGTACAGTATGCCCTTGTACTTTGATAGGTCCTGCAACAGCAAGATCAACATCGTTAAAGTTTTTAACACCAATGCCTAGTTTGCCATTGACTGTGACTTTATCTTCTAAAGTAATACCGCCTGTTTGTCCAACTTTAATTCTTACAGTATCATCTGTAATTATATCTAAACCAGTCGTGCTCCAAGTACCAATTTTAAATTCAGCATCTTCAGTTGGATCAATTACAAACTCGTGATCTAAACTTTTCAAAGCCAGTTGTCCGTTTGGCTCTGGTGTTCCTATTCCTAGTCTTTCGGTGTTAGCATCATAGTGTACACATTCGTCTATGTTAAGACTTCCTTGTGTACGTAAATTTTGTAAAGTGCCTACACTTGTTAATCTACTTGCGGTGATGCTATCTCCTAATTTAGTAAACTCTAATACAGGAATACCTTCAATCATATATGACTTTTCTTTATGTAGGTCTATATGTTCACTTGAAAACAGTTTATCTGGATTAGGTTGAAATGTAAACTGTCTTGTGTGTCCTTCGCCTGTCCATATTAAACCTTTTCCATGTCCGCCTTTAAACTCTAACGGACTTGTTCGTTCGTTTCTAACATCTGCTGTAATTTCGTCTACATGGAGTTTTGTAGCTGTAATACTTCCTGTAATAGCTAAATCACCTTGTACAGTTAAGTTATTAGCAATTACTTTTGTTTTAATTACATCAACAGAAATACCGTCATCTGAAATAGTTAATACAAAATCCTTTGCATCATCCTTTATGCCAGCACTTGAAAAGTTAGTAATACGTCCGCCATTTATTTTATTACCCGACAGTTCTCTATCTAATATGTCAGGCTTTGCACTAGTAGGCCTAGCTTCTAGTGATTCTATAGCAGTGGCTAATGCGTCTAAATTTTCTCTGATGGTCATACCTGTTCCTTCACTGTACAAGTATATTTATCAAACAACCTTTAGCAACACTGTATCAGGATTGCACCGACCATTTAGTTTTGTGTCAGTCGTTTTTATTTCTTCCAAATATTTACGTAGTTTTACTTTACCAGCATCCTTAAATTCTTTTAATTGTTCTGTAGGTTTGCGTAGTGTTTTTTGTATACTTTGGTTTTCATCATAACCTATAATTGTTGTACCTTTAACACTAAGTCCACTGCCTTGTCTTTGCATGCCTTTTGGATCTATGTTGCTTGCAACATATTTTCCTATCTTTCTTGTTTTTGTATTAAATACCCAAAGCTCATTTGCACCTACAATTTGATCAGGTGAAATACTTGCAACTTTATACTTTTCATCTGTTGTACAATATTTCAATTTCGCAACAAGTTTATCTGCACTATAGACTTTTGGTTTCCGTGGCTTCCGTGTTGCTTTTGCACTGTCGATAACAAAATCAAGTGCAGAAATAAGTTCTCCTATAGCAATTCTATATTTTTTAATATCTGCTTTTTTTAAATGTGCGTAACCTTCTTTAAGTTGTGCCCAAAGATCTTGATCCAATTCGCTCATTTTCTTTAATTGTCCTGATGTAGGATATCTTTCTAATTGATCAAAATCTACTAAAGCATCTACATAAAATGTTTTAAGTTTTCGAGCATGTGCCTGTGTCACTCTCATTTTTGTAAAATGTTCTTTAAAATTAAATCCTTTTGGATCAAACGTATTAGGATCTATTATCCAGCCTTCTAGCCAATCTTCAATAGCTTCAGATTGTATTTGTGCTTGATCACGTATACGTTCTTGTATTGTAGGTATATATAAATTTTTCTTTTCTTTTTCTTCTTTGTTTTTTACAATTGATATTTTAGATCCTTCTTCAATTGCTTTCTCAATTTTAATTTTTAAGAATTCTGTAGCAGGATGTGTTGTACCCATTGTACCTGCTAAACTTTCCCAATACTCTGCTTCTTTCGGATTGTAATCTGGCATACCACACAACAACATTTTTGCAGTAATTGAAGCAGTAATACTTAAAGTATATCCAGGAGCCGCTTTAGCTTTTTTAATTTGATCTTTTGTATATCCGTTTTTATCCATCCATTGCCATGCGAAAGGATACAGATCTGCAGGTTTAAAATTTTGATAATAAAAATCTCTTGTAGCAGATTTAAAACGATGAAACTTTTCTCCTGACCAATCTTCCCAGCCTTCCCAACTTGGATCTGCTAACTTACCACCTCTTTTTATTCTAGGTGCCGCTCGTACTGTTTTCTTTTTTGTTTTTTTTGGCAATGGCATGGGAATCTCCTATGTTGTTTTATAGCAGTATATAGCAAAGGTGGTGAAGTGTCAAGTAAAAATGGTTATCTGAAATAATTACGCACCATATCTACAAAAATTCTAACATTTGCAGGTGGAGTGTCTTTAAGTATTCCATGTCCTAATCCGCACACCCAACCAGTAGTATCTTGTATACTATCTAACCATTTCTTGATTTCATACCTTAGGATAGTCTCTGAGTTTTGTAGCAGAAGAGTTTCATCAAAATTTCCTTGCACAAACCCTTTTTGCACTTTCTGTAACATTTTAGGAAGATCAACAGTGCTATCAATTCCTATTCCGCTAAATTCTATTTCTATTAATTTATTCATACTGTTATAGGGTAAATTTTTTGAATAGTATACCGTATTCTCAAGTGATGCCAAATCTGCAAGTACCTTACAATACTCTTTATCAAACAAACCTTTAGGCATATTGTGTAATCCACTATCGAATATCATTACACTATCTGCACCTGCTTTAGTTTGTTGTCTTATACTATTTTGTAATAATGGAACTAAGTTGTCTTTAATAAATTTTATTTTGAATGTATTACTAACCTTACTTTGTCCACATGCATAATTCATAAGCGTCCAAGGTCCGCCCACAAACCCAACAAGATTTTTTTTAAAAGGCAATTTCTCTCTTGTTTTTTTAATTGCTCTAGCTTGGAATTCTAAATGGTTGATTGATTTATGTTTAAAAACATGATTTTTATAATTTTCTTCTGTCAAATCAAATTCAAACTTAGGACTTGGATTAAATTTTAAAGGAATACCTAATGCCTCTATATGAAACAGTATATCGCTAAACAATATGGCTACATCAAAATCATATTCTGTAATAGGCAACATTGCTACATCTGATGCAACCTGTGGCAGTTTACACATTTGCTCAAATGAGAACTTTTCTTTAAAAGCTCTATAAGATGCTTGATAGCGTCCTGCCTGTCTCATCATCCATATTGGAGGACAAGATTGGCCTACCCTATTACGAGCATTGTCAAATAATGTTTCGGTCATCTAATTATTTAATTACATGTCCAAATTCATTAAAATTAGCTTTAATTTAAATTTTCTCACCAGGCTCAAATCCTCGAAACGTTTTAAAACGTGGAAAACGTAGACTGTATGTGTCTGAATCCTGTGACTTTGTTCTTGCGTCTGCTCTAATTTCTATTAAAGAACCAATGAGGTTATCACGCTCAGTCCAGAACTGATCACGTTGACTGTCAGTGAAACCACTTCCACAGTTAAGGTGATAAGTGTATCCATCGTCTTCTCCTTCTACAATAACGGCACCTAGTCTTCCTTCGTTGCGTCCTGTGCCTTCTTCGACAGCAACAACATTTAGTGTAACTTCAATAAATGGTTTAGCTTTTAACCAACTATGTGTTCTTTTGCATTCATAAGGTGCATCTGGATCTTTGATCATAACACCTTCGTAACCACCGTCTACAGCCGCTTTATTAAGCTCTACAAAGCGTTCTTGACCTTCTTGGGTATCTAAGTCCACATCTTCCCAATCAAGTGTCTCTACGTGTTCTAAAGCATCTTTATTTTGATCAACCCATGCCTTTACTGCTTGGCTCCTAAATGACTGAGGCTTATCCCACATACCTTTTTGGAATTCAGATAGTGGACACATATCAAATAAGTGTAGTACTGCATCTTCTGATTGTTTGCCATCTTTTCGATGTACCTGTTTCATTAGATCTTGAAAGTTTGCACTCATCACTTCGCCATCTAACACTAGGTCATATGGTGGTTGTTTTTCTTTAACTACTTCTTCTATTTCAGAAATGATGTGTCCAAAGTTGTGAAACTGTTTACCATTCCTACTAAACATTTCAACTTTACATGCCTGCTTATGGCTAGTATCACCTCTGATAATTGTAATTACTCTTACACCATCCAATTTTACTTCAACTTGCTTTTTTCCAATCATTTTCTTTTCGTGATTCGCAGAATCGTGTGCAAGAGGACAAGTAAAAATTGGCACAGAGTATTGAGGGAAGTCTTTTGCAATCTTGTTTACAGTTTTTTCTGAAACACCACAACGTAGATCTTTAATAAGGATTCTACGATAAAACATATTCCATTGATCAATTGTTGCAGTATCCTTACACAATATAATTGCATCACGTGCCGCATGTCCAGTTAAACTACGATCGATTAGTTTTCTTGCAAGTTCTTTAAATGTTGCCCAAGTAAGGCCTTGCCCATCTACTGTTGCTTCAGGAACTTGCTTGACCCCGAAAGTTACTAAGGGATCAAGCGCCATACGTACACCTTCAAAGAATTCATCGAGCCCTTGTTGCATTGCTACTTTTAAGATTGCTTCTTTAGCTAGTCTTGAATTATTAACTTCTAATTGATCAATAATTTCCTGCGGTTGGGTTCTCATATTAACTCCTCTATGTTAACTGGTGTGTAGTTTATTTGTTCAACACTTACACATTTGTAAGGTCCTTCTGGTGAAGGATTACTGTGTATGTGTCCGTGTACATTAAGTATATCTTTACTGAACCTATGTGATTCTGCAAGAGTTGACTCGTGCATTGGAGCATGACTTGCCACCAAATTATCAAAC